AGATGCCATAGGAAGAGCTTTAGACAAAAATGTAGTACCAAAGTGGTACAAATATGGTTCTCATGCCTCTCATTATTCTCACACTGTAGAGAGGCTACCAGTTTCTACTGCGGTGCTTGTGGAAGATGTCCTCTCTGCTATAACAGTAGCTACTTACTTTCCTGTAACAGGTTTTGGCATTTTAGGTACGGCATTATTGCAGGAACACATATATCTTCTATCTAACTTTGATAGGGTCGTAGTCGCTCTTGACCCTGATGCCCTACAGAAAACGCTACAACATAGTAAAGAGTTGACAAATTATGTAAAAAGTGTTAGAGTCCTACGGCTCACGGACGATTTAAAGTATAAGAATTTAGAAGACTTTAACAAATTGAGGGAGATGTTAAATGAATAAATGTAATACTTGTGGTGAAGAACTTACAGATAAGAACTGGCTTGATTCGTGGAAAGTTGTTAATAGAAAACAATGTAAGGGTTGTTCTACAAAAAATAATGTTAGTAGCAATCCGAATCGAATGTATGTAGATGGGCATTATGTACCACAAAGCCATCCTCTACATCAGGCAGGGCG